TGGGGTAAAAAAAAATGAATCAATTTGAAGTAGAAATAAAACGTAGATTAAAAAAATATTATGCACAATTAGCTGAATTAGAAAATGCTTTTTATCACCATGAAATAGCTGATAAAGATTATGTGGTTGAATATGAAAAGATAAAAGCAAAAATTCAATTACTAGAATGACCAATCCACAAAAACGTAAAGGTGATAAGGCAGAACATGAAGCAGCAAGATTGCTTACAGATGTTACTGGTTTTAAATGTCAACGAAATTTAAGTGCAGGAATCCCTGGAGATGTCGGAGATATATATGGCATACCTAACTGCGTAATACAGGTTTGTGATTGGGCTGACAAAAATAAAGCTTGCCTTGTCAAACCCAGAGAAGTGGAGACACAAAGAGAAAATGCAGGTGTGGACTTCGTTGCCAGTATGGTTAGATTTAGAGGTGGTAATTGGAGAGTTGTGCTGACACCAGAACAATTCAACACTTTATTACAGTCAGCTTTACAGTAAGTCACTACAAGTGCTTACCTGTGTTATATAATTGAATAGTAAACAACATTAACTTATGAGCATACCAGAGGCAGATGATCCTCAAGTAGCAAGTCAGTCCATTCCTAATTTAGGTGGGATTCTTACTAAAGGTGACATCTACAAAAAAGGCAAATTTGATTATAGCCAATGGGCCAAAACTGCCCAAAGAATCAGAGAACACGCACCTAACTGGTGCTTTTCATTACAGCCAAATCCAGAAGGAGAATACGTTTGGAAAACACCAAACAATACAGGTTATTTAATGGGTTACTTTCAAAATGTATTGACAGGTGTAAAGTTACCTTTATTTCCTTATGCAGTGACAGAAGGACCAAACAGACCAGTTCCCTATGCAAAAATATCTGCTAATGATATTCAAAATTCACACAGAAGATGTTTGTGTGCCTGTGCCTGTTATTCTTTTGGTGATGCTTTTGAACTGTGGGCAAGAGTTGAAGTGAAAGAGGACGATCAGGAACATAAAACACCTGAGACTGAACCTGGCACTGCAAAAACACCAACTGCACCTAATCAAAAGTTAGCTCCTGTTTCTGACAAAGCTAAAAATGATCCTCCTATCACTGATGAAGCTAGGGCTACTATCAATGCAAAACTAATGAAATTTAGTGAGCTTCATCCTGATGAAATGAAAAAACTTGTAGCAGCATACAAGAAAGAATTTAAGGTATCAAAAATTTCTCCTATTACATTAGCTAGACAAGGAGAGTTTTTGAGTCATGCTATATCAAAGATAGATGACACCTTATGACAACCGAAGAAGCTGAGTTCTCTGGTACTGAAATTATGAGACAGTTACTAGAGAGAAAAGAAGAACGCAAGAAAGATTGGAACAGAAATGTATTCAGCTTACGAACCAATGATGTACTTGCTTCTAAGATTAAAGATTATTGTCAAATAAACAATATATCTTCCAATCAATTTTTAAACAATTTACTTAAATCCTATTTTAACGATGCCTGACTTTAATCCAGCACTAAATCTACCTATCAAATGGTCCATTGGAGACAACAGATTTGATGATGATGACGATAGTAAAGTACTAACTTTAACTATTCCTGTGGAGTCTCTTAATGAGTTTATAGATCACTTAAAAGCTCTAAGCTATACCAAGCAAAAGCAAGGTGAAGTTTATGACTTTAAAAAGAAAGAGAAAGTTAAAACACAATGTATCTACATAAACGCAAAAGGTATTGACGGACAATATGGATTGTTTGGTAATATTAATCCGCAGAAAATAGAAAACCAACAGCCTGACATTGATGAAATTCCTTT